CCCCACTTTTGAGCTGCTGTTCCTGAAATATCTACATTGTAACGATACACAGTTGGATAGTTTTCTAAATCAGCTGTGCTAATCCAAAGATCACCTGTTACAAGTGCGCTTCCGTCACTTTGCTGTATAGGCATACTAGCTGAAACAATTGGTCCTTCTGGATCTGCTGTTGGATATGCTGTTGAATCTCCATAACCTACCCAAGTTGTACCATTGTGATAAAGCATATCTACTTCGTCTACAATTGAGCTATACCATAACTGTCCTTGTGTTGCTAATGATGTAACTGAATCAGCACTTGCTGTATATGTTAATACACGCCAATTAGTAGCTTGGAATTGTTTTGGACTTGTAGCGTCGGTTGTTCCATCAACAAACGTTAAGTTTGCTGTAGATGTAGAATCTGTACTAACAAATGGTTTGAATCCCATAGCGTTTAATAAACCTGTTGTATCAACAAATTTAATTTCACCACCTTGTGAATGACTAATTACAACTCTGTTTGCTGCATCAACTGTTGCACTTATGTTTGGTACGTTAGCTGATGTAATTGCTGCTGCAATTAAAATAGCATCGCCGCTTGCACTTGTTGTTGTAACAACATTTACTGTAACAGGTGTACTAAATGCAGCACTACCTTTATTTGTACTAGACATTGTAAAGTTATGCGTACCTGCACCTGGTGTAGTCGTTGTAATTATTGCACTACTAATATTAGTTGCACCGCTTGCTTGTCTACGGAAAATTGTAAAATTGCCCATAGGTAAAGAATCATTAGCAACATTAGTTTTAGCATACAAGTCACCAATTGCTAAATTAGCACCACCACCTGTTGAGTCTAAACCGTAAATTGCTGCTCCGGCATCTGGATACATTGCTGTAGAAATTTCATCCCATAGTAATGTATTAGCATTCCAAAGTTTAACACTTAATTTTGCTCCACCATTTGGCACAGTTGTTTTAAACCAAATGCTTCCTGATGGCCTTGTAGTTCCAGTGTCTGTTTTCTTCCAAGTCGGAACACTTGTATGTGCTGATATTTGTAAAGCTGGAGGAAGGTATGATCCTGCTGTAATATCAAGTTCTGAAAGTTTAGTTGCGTCACCACCAATTACAACTGGACCTCCTGTACTTGAATCATCTGCGCCTGAACTTGTACCGTCACTGTATATTTCTAAAAATCCGTCAACTGCAGCTGCACTAATGCCTTGTATTCCTGCATTGGTTATTGCTAACGCAACATCTGTTACTGTGTTAGAACCTACTGATATAAGTGTTCCGTTTACAGTAATATCTGCTGTGCCTGCAAAACTAGGATTTGCTGTTGAACCTTTAACTGTAGGCCAACTTTTAATCCAATCAGCACTTCCAACAGTAACCCATGCACCGCCTGAATTTTTGTACCATAGTTTGTTGATTGTAGTTACAGCTACAATTAAGTAATCGCCAATTGCACCAATTGATGCTAATGGAGTATAATTGCCGCCATCGTAATCAACAACTTGATTTTGTTTAAAGATTACTGTAGGTGTCTTTGTTGTAAAAGTTTGTCCACCTGTAGTGTTAATAGCATTACTATTCCACTGCTGAATACCGTATCTTGAACCATCTGTATCAAACCAATATGTGCCTGCTAAGGGATTTGCACTTGGGGCGTCCGCTGTAGCTTCTAATTCACCTAAATCAACATCTGCTCTTACAACGTATGCTCTGTTGCTTACACCTAATAGTGAGTAAGCTGCTTGTAAGCCGTATTCGTTAAGTTCGCCTGCATGAATTGGATTATTATTGTTATCTGTTTTAAATATTGGATCACCAAATGTGTCCGCTAAATCTCTTTGTGAAGTAAGCAAATAAGGTTTACCTGCATTTGCTTTTAGTGTGCCTTGTGCTGTTCCTGTTCCTGCTGCATTCTTTTTATTAGATGCACTAGTAACAAAAATCATAGGCACTGTACCTGGCTCAGCTGGTGTGTAAAAACTTTCGTCGATTACGCTGACCTGTACTCCTGGTGATGTTAAAGCCATATTATTTCTCCTGTTGGAATCTTTTGCTATATGTATTTAGCAGATACGAAAAAAAAGGTATGCATATAACCCTATAAAAAGGTACCAAAAAGGTGAGGTAAATACAATATGAGACCATTATGCCAATGTAAACAGCGTCCAGCCGCTATTAACTATAAAAAAGGTAATAAAATTCATTACCGAAAGCTATGTGAAAGATGTTTACGAAACGGAGTTAATCACGGTGTGCCTAAATGGAAACAACGAGGTTATGAAAAAAAGAACTTTTGCGAGAAGTGCAATTACTCATCTAAGCATCAAGAACAGTTTAATGTTTTTCATATTGACGGTGATTTAAATAATTGTAGTCTTAGCAATCTTAAAACCATATGTGCTAACTGTCAACGTATTACGCAGAAACAAGGGGCAAAGTGGAAACAAGGTGATCTTGTACCTGATTTTTAAGATCGTCTAAGGTTCCATTATTACTTACTTGTGCATTAAAATTTACATTAGCCCAACGCCATTCTGATTCATGAACATCTTTAGGTTCAACCCCAATATCTTGATACATGCGGAACCAAACAGGATCTGGGCCTCGTATTGCTCTCCACACACATCCGTTTAGTTTTTGAATCATTAGTGCTTCGTTAGGAAATCTTACATCAGGAATAACAAAATCCTTAGTTGGATTTTTTATTAATTCTTGCTTCACCATGCTTACCCATATACTGTCATCAAATCCGTGACGCATACAGTCTGTACCAAATTCTTGTAATACAATCCGCGGTGTAATATTACGCTTAGTTTCTTTTGACCAAAACTCGTCTCGTTGTTCTCGCCATTCTCTGCTTTGCCGTGTGTCGCCTTCCAACATAGAACGATCCCATCCAAACACAGTAGCAACGCCATCTTTTAGTTTATCTGCAAATGAAAGTTTTTTAAAGTTGTGTTCTTCAACTAGGATGTCTGCAACAGTACCTTTGCCACAACCAATTAATCCACATATACCAATTATCATAAAATATTTCCTAAGTAATAACGTTTATTATATGATATTTTTTATGGTTTGTCAACCGTTAATTAATCGAAATGTCCGCCTTTTATGACAACGTGTTTCATTTCTTCTATTAAGACTTGTTCTTGACGTTCTGCATATGCTTGTTCAAACCCTTCTTCGTGGATATAACTTTCATTATTGCCCCAAAGTCTTTTAAAGTATGAGTTGTAGGTTTTTTCAACGTCATCATCGGACCAGCTAACATCAATTAGTCTGCCTTTGATTATCCAGTTAAGTCGATTAGCTTGTTTACGAACGTATGGTGAACACATGAGCTTCTCCTTGTTATAATGTATTTACAAAATAACAAAATGTTGGCGCTAACGTTGGATTGATTACCCTATTAAGAAGCTGTACCCTACGCCACCTGGTATTTGTTGAGAAACTTCTTGTTCTAACTTTTCCATTTCTTGCTGTGCTTCTGATTTTAAACTTTGACCGTTTAAACTAGTTCCGCCAGATGGTCCAGCAATAGTAGCAAACTTCTCTCTTGCTTCGCCTAGCATATACTTACAACTAGCAAGGGTATAATCTTTAATCCATTGTTGAGCTAGATAATCGTTCAATATTTGCTCGTCTGGACGATAGTTGTAACAATATAACAATAACGTTTCGTTGCCTCTAGGACGTTGCAATAATGTTAATTTTTTTGTAGTTGAGTTCCACTTAAATTCTATAAATGATCCAAACATACGTCCTACTAATTCTTGGTACTGACTAAACATATCATATGTAGCTAGTCCGCCCATATTACTACTTGATAACAAATAAGCATTTGTATAAGCTAAGTTAAACGGCTCGAATATACTTCCTCCGTCACCACCGCCTGATCTAGCGCCGACACTTCTTCTAAATAATTTTCTAACTTCCATTATTTCATTAGGTAGTGTATATTCGTTTTGGTCAATAATAGTAGGCATAAAAAAGTATGACTCTTCAACTGAATTATCACTACGTTGTCTAAAACGTGTAAGTGCTTTCTTTAATGCGGTTTCATAATGAATTGGGTCTAGTTCAACATCAACCATTCCTCCGCCAAGCATTGCATGTACGTAGTCAAATATTTCTTGTTTTTGTATTGCCATAATTATTGTCTCCATTAGTATTTATCGTATTGACTTACGAACGATAAATATGTATATGCCAAGATTAAGTTTATACAAGCCGCAAAAAGGTAACGACTACAACTTTATAGACAAACAAGTCTATGAAATGTTTACTGTAGGCGGTACAGATATTAATATACACAAGTTCCTAGGTGTAGAAAATCCTAGTGAAGCAGACGCAACAGCTGACCAACCTCGTTATGATGCTGTAAAAGAAACAAATATACAAGATATGTTATTTCTTGAGAACCGCGATAGAAAGTACGATCCAGACATTTATACAATGCGTGGAGTTTATAATGTGCAAGATATCGACTTTAACCTAAGTCAATTTGGTTTGTTTTTAAGTAATGATACGTTGTTTTTAACAATACATATTAATAGTAGTGTAAAGACACTCGGTAGAAAAGTTATGTCAGGTGATGTGGTTGAATTGCCTCATTTAAAAGACGAACATGCATTAAATGATTTATCATTTGCACTAAAAAGATTTTATGTTGTAGAAGATGTAAACCGTGCAGCTGAAGGATTTTCACAAACTTGGTATCCACATTTATACAGGCTAAAACTAAAGCAAATAGTAGACGCACAAGAATTTAAAGAAATATTAGATTTACCTGCAGAAGAAGGTGCTACTGGTGGAGATACACTACGTAATTTATTAAGTACATATGATAAAGAAATGCAAATTAATAATGCTGTAGTTGCACAAGCAGAAGCTGATGCACCAAAAGCAGGATATGATACTAGTCATTACTTTAGTTTACAACTTGACGAAAACGGTAATACTGAACTTATTGACACAGACGGTGATGCTATACCTGATACTATGCGTTCAGCTACTAAGTCAGGATATAATGGATATTTACTAGGCGACGGAATACCAACTAATGGTGAATCTTTTGGTCATGGTATAAGTTTTCCTACTA